CTGTTCAATAGTTAAGAACAGACGGCGAACATTGATGCGATCAAATGCTGATGCAAAACCTAAAGCGGTCTTATCTCCAAAGAGAAGAGTTCCAATTCCAGGTTGAGTAATGATAGAGTTAATTCTCTGAGGATACAGTTGATCTCTTTGAGCCTTATTTGGATTGTATGCAAGTTTGATAGCATTATTCAGGATACCACGTTGCTGACCTGCAGGTGAGAACCAAGGATATGCAACCACATTTGTGCGAGTCATGAGACCAGCAACATCTGCGTTACATGCTAGGTAAACAAACTTGTTATTAAATCTGTCGTAGGTGTACTTATATCCACTATCAAATATTGCGTATGATGAGGATGAAAGTGAACTGAAGAACTTAATAATATTTGTAGTTTGTGTTGTTGTATTGGTAAGTCCAACAACAGTTTGCTTGTATGGTGAAATTACGGCAACACAATCTTTTCTTGACTCAGCAATAGAAATCAAATAATTTGCTTTTGCCTGAGAGTCTGATTCTAAAGCAGCAGAAGGACCATTAATCAAATAATCTACCTGAATCTCATCTTTGTTAGAGAATAGACCATAAGAAGTGATTAAATCAGATAGTTCTGCATATAATCCACCAGCGGCAGAATAATCAACACCACCATTGAGTGTGTATGATACGTTTCCGACTGCGCTATAAGTTACATCTTGAGCATTTAGTCCCCATAGACCATCTGCAGTAGTAATTTTAGTCCATCCAGTAGCAATACCGACACCACCCACTCCACTAAATGCAGTTGGTGTTGGAGTTGTTCCATGATATGCATCTGCAGCACTTGATTGATTGTATCCAGCATAAATCTGAGATGAGAAATCTGCAAGATAATTCTTATACCAGATTTTTTGTGGAGAATTAACTGCAGAAACTGAATCTAAAGCTTTTGAAAGATTCAAATGCTTCTCTAGAAGAGTTCCCTGATTTCCGGTAATCGTACCTAAATCATCAACAACTACAATGTGAAGAGCATCTCCTTTACCATTTCTATCCAGTGAGTACTTGTTAGTTACTGGTTTTGGTGCAATAGACTTCCAGAAAATTATGCTGTTTGTTAATCCAAGAGTTTGTTGATCATACCAATCAACAACTGACTCTGGTTGTATACCAGCAGCTGCTGATGTTCCAGTTACAATTCCAGAGTTGTTGACAAATCTGATGTTAGTATCGCCATCAAATGAATTGGTTCCGGAACCCTCTGCATAGGTAATGGAAGTTTCTGTTCCAGCAGAAGAAACTCTGGAAAGAACCTTCACATCAATTGAACTATTTCCATTTGTGGAATCTGTGGTAATTCCAGTAATAATTCCCTTAATGAATCCGTTGAAAAGTGTTGTGGTGCCAGATCCTGCAATAACAGTGTTTGTAATTGCAGCAGTTACACCATAACCAATTTGAGCACCTAAAGAACCTAGGTTTGTCGTATTAACACCAATCGTTTGATCCGCCAAATCATCAATAAAACACACCTTTAAACTGTTTGCCCAAGATCCTGGGTTCTTAGCAGCAAAGGTGAAGTTTGTTGCTTCTGCATGATTATTTGTGTAGTCATCATAGTTATCAATTTTCAATATAGAAGTTGAGGCAATACCAACACCAGCATTAGCATTGTTGAGTGTTGCTCCGCTGGTTCTGACTACCTTAAGAACTCCTCCATATGATAAGAAAGATGAAGCACTCATCCAATATTCATACTGGGAGTCTGTAGTTCTTGGCTTTCCAAAAACGTTAATTAAATCTTGTTCAGTAGCAATATCAATTGGTTCGTCAACAGGTCCGATAGGGAAAGGTCCGGCAATCGCACCGATATTATCTAAAACATTATCAGCTCTTCCTACCGTTAAATCAACCTCCCTAGTTAATACACCAGGAGATAATTGAGGAGTCGCCATGTTTTTCTCCGTAAATCTCAGTTTGTCTGAAAATATTTATTAAAAACATACTTTTCGTGGGGGAAACATGACGTGAACAGATTACCAGTCAGGATATTCCCATTTACCAAAAACGTTACGTTGTATTTTTCCAATAACAACACGTTTTATAGTGCATTCTTTACACTCATATGAATATGATGATGCTACTGGACCTCTATCCTTGCGAGTTCTATAAAATTCATCAACCAAATTTTTTAGTTCCCCACAAGTCCTACATTTTCTATCATTCAGTAAAAGGTGTCCAAGTTTTATTTGCTTATCAAAATCTTCTTCAGTGTTCATTACATATAATCCCACATATACGATCTATCTCCATATTCATCAACATACCACCTATCACCTTCATCATCAACAAAACTACTTTCTCCCAAACCATCTGATATGAATCCAAATGGAGCCATGTCCTGCTCAATTTGATTTTTTTGTTCTTCGTATAATCTTTTTCTTACATCTTGATCAGTAAGTTCTTTGAAATAATCTTGAGCAACTAACCAGGCATATATTACAAGACACATAGCAAGGTCATCATTACATCCCTCTTCTGCTTCAAAAGAGTTATGTTTTTGAATAAAAGTTGTTAACTCAGAAATAACATCATAATCATTTAAATAAAGTTTATCTTCCTCAATCATTGTTTTGAGGTTAAGGCATCCAATTTTTTTTACAGTTTTGGACATCTTAACTCCAAGTTGAGTTTTCTTTCCAGAAAATCCTTGACCAACTATTTGCCCAGCACGGCCTCGCATGGAACACATGAGAAGATTATTGTATTCCAAATCGTATTGGAGAATACTTGCAACCTGATCACCAACGTCATTAACTTCGCACAAAATGTATGCGTCATTATAACTTTTTGCAAGATCATAAATTATGCTTGGAAAAAGCATTGGTTTGATTTCATTGTTTCTATACTTTGCTACAAGTCTGTGAGGAAACTGTGTAATATCAACAACCGTAAATGCCGAGTAATCATTTCCAACACCTCTAGCAACGTCTACAGTTATCAAGTAATCGTGTTGTTCCTGTGGATCAACATATACATCTAAACCTGCGTTGCGGGTCTTAGGGTGGTCGTATACGAGGTTTCTGAGTTTAGATGGTGCAATGAGTGTATCAACAGATCCTAAGAATTCGCATTCAAACTCAACCTTAAACTGGGAATCTGAAGTATTGGCTATTGTTTGCTTCTTCCATTCCTCATCCCTTCCCGGAACTTCGCTCCAATGAACATCAGTATAAACATATTCATTTTTACCCTTTTCTGCATCGTGCCACATGCGGTAGAAATGATTCATACCATGTGGAGTGGAAACTATGATAACTTTGGTTTGTTTACCAGAAGTAATCGTTGGATATACGGATGCAAAGAATGAGTCCGCAATATGATTTGGAACGAATGCAAATTCGTCCAAGAATAGAATGTTAAATGACATTCCTCGAACGGCAGATGCCGAAGTTGATGCTGCTAAAATCTTGGAACCGTTTTCAAGTTCTAATGAACCTTTATTCCAAGAGATGATTCCTTGTTGCATCCACTTGGGTAGGTTTTCATATGCTGTTTGCAATCTGTCTAATAATTCTCTAGCAGTTGCTGCTTTGTTTGCAAGAATACCAATATTTACGTTATCGTTAAATACTGCATAATGAAGAAGAAAGGATACGACAGTTGTAGATTTACCTGTCTGACGAGGCATCTTACAGATATTAAATCTGTGATTGTGGAAATTGTTAATTAACTTCTCTTGAAAATGATATGGTTTAAATATTTGTAAACCATGATCAAGAGTGACAATCTTTACATAATTATTTGCAAAGTAAACAGGATCATTTTGACACTTAATGAATTCCTCAATTTGTTCTTGAGTGAATTCAATTGGAGTATTGGCTTTTTTGAGCAGAGGATTGCCCAAATATACATCACTAGTCATAAAATGTTTTTTTATCCTTGATACACTACAGAAGTTGCGTAAATATCATTTCCACTATCGACAGATATAATATTAGTTCTTTCTTTTTTGATTAATAAAAATGATTCGGACGGCATATAAACTGTTCCAACAGTGACTCCAGCATCAGTTTTTTCAATTATATAGTGATTTCCAGATCCAGTATGTTGAATTAAAATATACTGTGCTCCAAGTCCATTAATATCTGAAACTGTCGTTCCTATTCCTGATAATTGTTGAGAGTTTCCTAAAATTTTAATAGGTCCGTTCATTAATTACAGTTCCAACGACGAAGGGCTTTGTTAATTCTTGAATCTGGATCTCTTGCAGTTTCCGCAGAGGTCAGTTTGGATTTCATCCCTTTCATACGTCGGCAAAACGAAGAGCGACGTTTTGCTCTTTTTCCGGATGGATTTTTTTCAGTTACTGCTGTTTGAAGTTTTGAACCTGGATTTTCACGACGATAAGCATTAACTGCTGATTGACTTAATCCATCAGTCTTGTCCTGCCTATTTACCTTTTGCCAATCTTCGTTAAACTCCACCTGCTCTCCATATGGTTTAACATATTTTTTTGATGGTCCTGGAGATGCAAAATTACCTCCTTGCGGACCAATCGATTGAACTAGAGGTTGTCCTGGTTGAATTTCGGAAACCGCATGATGAACTATCATCGATCCTGGATAAACTTTTTGAAGTTCATCATTAATTTCTTTTCTGGTTGGTAACTTTACTTGTGGGAAAAAGATTTTTAATGCATAATATTTTCCTCTCCAAGAAAGCGTAACCATAACAACGTTTCCAGTTTGAGATTGTAAGCGAGTTGCCTCTTCAATTTGCGATTTAAATCCTTTAATTGGATCTGGTTTAATTACATCAACAACTTCTGCAAATGTATTTCCATCAGCATCTTCTATCGTTATATTTTCCTTTTTAACACAACGATTATATTTTTTTCCAAATAAAGTTTGACTTCCTTTTTTCTCATATCCAGGCCAACACTTTTGACCTTTTTCGTTTAGTGTGATTAATCCTAGTTCTTCTAAAACTTTTATTTGAGAGGGGCTAAATCCCTCTGATTTATTACCCCAGTTAGCAGCACCTACCTTACGGCACTTAACCAAGGCTCCAGAAGCATATGCACTTGGCCAAACACTATAACGAGACTTCACTTTATGATAACAAGCATCTTTTTTACCACTACTCTTGCCTGGTTTATCTTTTGCCTCTTGTACTTCCATTTCTTCTTTCATTTTCTTTTTGGGTGAATCTGTAGAAACATAAGTTGGCTTTGCAGCGCCTGATTTTTGTTGTTGACCAGGATCTGCTGCTTTTTTTCTTCTTGCTGCGGAAAGTCTCTCTGCTGGTGTCATACTTGCTCTCTTAGCAGAGGAAACACATTTTGGAGTTCCTTCTCCAGGTTTATCACTTGCACAAGTTCCTCCAGTTACTACATTTACCCATCCAGGTTTTCCTTCTTTTGATTTGGATTTGCCAAACCAATCACGAAGTCCTTCTTCTGTTACACTATTTAATGTTTCTCCTATGAGCGTACAATCTTTCATACCATGCTTAGGACACATTTTCCCTTTTTTT